ATGGCGAAGGTTCTGACGACAAGCACAATCGAGAAAATGAAACCCGATCCGGTCAAGCGCATCGAGGTGCCGGACCCCGCGCTGATCGGTCTTTACCTCGCGCTGCATCCAAGCGGGTTGAAGACATGGGCGCTCCGGTATCGATTCGATGGTAAGCCGAAGAAGCTCACCTTGGGACGATGGCCGATCATGGGTATATCTGACGCTCGCAAAGCAGCGTCCGAGGCTATCGAAGCCGTTCAGCACGGCGATGACCCATCGGCAGAAAAGCAGGCGACCAAGGCGGCGAAGCTGAAAGCGCAACAGGAGGAGCGCAACAAGGTCAAAACGCTTATCGAGCAATTCGACAAGCGGCACCTTTCGGCACTTCGGACCGGTAAGACGGTCCGGCGCGAGCTTGATCGTTTCGTTGTAGCGCAATGGGGTGATCGCAACATCCATGAGATCACCAAGCGTGATGTTATCGATCTGCTAGACGATATTGCGGACAGTGGCCGCGTGGTCTCGGCAAACCGCCTTCGCTCATATCTCAACAAGTTTCTGAATTGGCTGGTCGAACGGGATATTCTCGCCATGAGTCCTGCGACCGGCGTTAAACCGGTGGCGAAGGAAGCCAGTCGCGACAGGGTTCTGACTGATGATGAAGTCCGGTGGTTTTGGCAAGCCTGCGACGATCTGGGTCACCCGTGGGGGCCGTTCAGCAAGATGCTCTTACTTACCGGACAACGACTGAACGAGGTCGCGCAAATGACCGAGGCTGAAATCACCGGCAACGTATGGCACCTGTCATCGGATCGCACGAAGAACCGTCGCGCACATGACGTGCCGCTGTCTAACCTTGCGCAGTCAGTTCTGGCGAAGATCGAGCGGATCAGGTGCCGCAGCAGCAATGTGCAGTTCATTTTCACCACGACCGGCAGAAGCCCTGTGAGCGGTTTTCATAAAGGGCGGCATCACATCGCGAAGCAGATGGAAGCTATCGCGTCAAAGGAGCGGCGGACAACGGTCGAGATACCCAAGTGGAATTTCCATGATCTTCGGCGGACGGCAGCGACTGGCATGGCGCGTTTAGGTGTTCCGGTGCGAGTGACCGAAGCAGTCTTAAACCATGTCAGCGGCACCGGCGGCGGTATTGTCGCGATCTATCAGCGGCATGATTACGCATCTGAAAAGGCAGAAGCTTTGGAGAAGTGGAGCCAGTTTGTCATGGACCTGATAGACATGGAAAACCCGTCGCCTCAAGCGAGGTTTGACCTGCCCAACCGTCGAACAGTTCGCCTAGATGACGCGTGGGAGCAGCACTGCCAGTCATAACAAAAAATGCATGTAATGGCGCTTGCTCATAATTTTATGTAATGTTATATTATTACCTGTTGAGTTGTAGCGAGTTGCCCTGTGTCTATGTTCCAGCGGATTGCCCGTGTATTCGGGCAATCCGATCCCATCGAAACGAAATCCGCTGTCACGCTGACCGATCCGGCAGCGTATGAGATTTTCGGTATCACACCATCCAGCACCGGTATCAGCGTCACCGCGCAATCGGCGATGCAGGTGCCTGCTGTCCGGCGTGCTGTTTCGCTGATCGCTGAATCTGTCGCCACCTTGCCCTTCAAGGTCTACGATCAAGAGACGCGCGAGGCTGCCAAGGATCACCCGGCCTATCCGCTGATCCATGATCACAGCAATGACTGGACCAGCGCCGAAGCCTTCCGCGAACAGATCACGACCGATGCCCTGCTGCACGGTAACGGCTTTGCGCAGATTGGTCGCAGTCAAGATGGCACCCCGCTGTTCATGCTGCGGATCGCGCCCGGAGCCGTCAGCATCGAACTCGACCCTTACGGGGAACCCAGCTACCGCATCCGGCTTCAAGATGGCGGCGATCAGGTTCTGCCCTACTCCGAGATTCTGCACATTCAGGCCCTTGGTGGCATCAGCCCGATCACCTTGGCGAAAGACGCCATCGGCTTGACTATCGCTGCCGAAAAGCACCTGTCCGGATTCTTCAAGAATGGCGGTCGTCCTTCCGGCGTCATCAAGCATGAAAAGGCTCTGGATGTCGAAGCCTCAAAGAAAATTGAGGCAAGCTGGTTCAACGCGCATGGCGGTGAGAATTCAGGATCGACCGCGATCCTTGATGAAGGCATGGATTTTCAAGAGATCGCCCACAAGCTGGCGGATTCCGAATTCTCCGAGGTCCGGCGCGAACAGATTCGCGAGATCGCCCGAGCTTTCGGCGTGCCGCCGTCATCGTTGTTTGAGATGAGCCGCGCCACCTGGTCGAATTACGAACAGGCACAGCGCGAGTTTCTGACCGGCACCCTGCGCCCGTGGATCGCACGCTGGCAGGCTGCGTATAGCCGCGCCCTGATCGCACCCGAGGATCGCGCTGCCTTCTATATCGAGGGCAACGCCGACGACATGCTGTCGGTGGATCATGCTGCCCGTGCTACCGCCTTCGGTCAGTATCGCAGCATGGGCGTAATGACCGCGAACGATGTCAGGCAGCGCATGAACATGCCGCCGATCACCGGCGGTGACAGCCTCGACAATCCTTATACTTCGACCGGCGCAGCACCCACACCGGCAGATTCCACAGATGAGAATGACGAATGACCATCACGCATCGCGCGTTCTTCGGCGACGGGGAACGCAATTTCACCCTGACCGATCCAATAGTGATCGAACTGGAACGCCTGACCAGCACCGGCGTCGGCAATCTGTTTCTGCGCCTGACGCGCGGCGACTTCCGGCTGTCCGACCTGATCGAAATCATCCGGCTTGGAATGATCGGCGCAGATACGAATCCCGAGGAAGCCGCCCGGCTGATCGAGACTTACGCCCGCAATCGACCCATCGCAGAGACCCTGCCGCTGGCTATGGACATTCTGGCCGCACGTTGGGGCGGTGACGATGAAGAAGGTAACGCCGATGAGTGAACGTCTGGAAATCAAAGCCGCGCTTGAAGTCAGTGACGCTGGCGAAATCACCGGCACCGCTTGGCCTTTCTCTGGTCCTGATCGCGTTGGCGACCTGATCCAGAAAGGTGCCTTCACCGCACCTGACAAGCTGCCGATGCTCTGGTCGCATGATCAGGCCGAGGTCGTCGGCGTATGGGACCAGATTGAAGAATCCGCCGAAGGACTGACCGTCAAGGGCAAGCTGCTGGTCGAGAGTGTCGAGCGCGCCCGCGAGGTTCACGCCATGATCAAGGCCGGTGCCGTGTCTGGTCTGTCCATCGGTTTCGTCACCAAGCAGGCGCAGCGACATGGCAAGGGCCGGACCATTACCGCCCTCGACCTTCGCGAAGTCAGCATTGTTGCCATCCCGAGCCATCCGGATGCGCAGATCACCTCAGTAAAATCCACGAGTAATCAGGAGAATTTTGTAGTGGAAAACGAAGAAGCGACCCCCGAGGTCAAAGACGAAGTCGAAACCAAGGCAGAGGCTCCGGCCAATGACGCGCCGGGTATCGACATGAAGACTTTCGACGCCATGAAGGCACGGCTTGAAAAGCTGGAAGCCAAATCGGCGATCAAGGCACCTGCCGTCATTCAAGGCGACTTTGAACAGAAATCGGCATTCATCGAATACCTGCAGACCGGTGTCGAAACCAAGGCACTGTCCACGGCGAACGATACCGCCAACCACGTTCTGGCCCCCGAGGAAGTCAGCGCCGAATTCCTGCGCAATCTGGTCGAATACTCGCCCATCCGCGCCATCGCTGACGTGCGCCAGACCGCTTCGGCCAGCCTCGTCCTGCCGAAGCGCACCGGTGTTACTAATGCCGCTTGGGTTGGCGAGACCGCAACCCGCACCGGCAGCCAGCCGACCTTTGGGCAGATGAAACTGTCGGTCAATGAGATCGCCACCTATGTCGATATCAGCCTTCAGCTTGTCGAGGATTCCGCCAATGTGCTGTCCGAGGTCAATCTGGCACTGGCCGAGGACTTCGGACAGAAAGAGGCGCTGGCGTTTGTCGAGGGCGTTGCCGCCAATGATGAACCTGCGGGCTTCATGACGGATGCCAACATCGACACGCTTGCCGCAGTCAGCGCGACCGACATCGATCCGGACGAACTGATTGCCCTGATGTATTCGATGCCTGCGACTTACCGGAACGCCGGCACGTGGGTCATGAATGGCAGCACCCTTGCGGCGATCCGCACCCTGAAAGACGGCCACGGCAATTACCTGTGGCAGCCATCCTATCAGGCAGGTCAGCCGGAAACGATTCTGGGCCGTCCGGTGATCGAGGCTATCGATATGCCGGATGTCGCGACCACGGAAGCGCCGATCATCTTTGGTGACTTCAAGCGCGGTTACCGCATCTATGACCGGGTGTCGCTGGCGATGCTGGCTGACCCTTACAGCGTCCGCGTCAATGGTCTCATGCGCTACCATGCCCGCCGCCGTGTCGGCGCTGGCGTTGTGCGTCCGGACGCCTTCAAGAAACTGGTCATGGCTGCTGCCTGATCCATGACCATGCAGCCCGCATATGAGGTGACCTTGGAACGTGATGACACGTCACTCACGCTTCGGGCATCGCTGCGGGCTGCTGTCGCACTCGACAACCTGCCCGGCGGTATCGCCGGTGCATATGATGGGCTGTTGAAGCAGTCCTTCACGACATTCCGCGCGGTTATACTCGCCACCGCGACGGATCAGGGCGAGGCCCACGCTTACCTCGCCCACTGGTCAGACAAGCCGCTTGCGTCTTTTATCCTTTCTACGCAAGCCGCTTGTCTGGCTGTCATCGCTGCCGTGCTCACCTCCGGCGATGATGATGCTGACAATGAAGCATCTAGCCGCGCCAGCAACAGCGGCACCCAAGAACCGGTGCCGCTGCGCGAGTATTTCAAAACCCTCTACAGTTACGCGACGGGCTGGCTTGGCTGGTCACCTGCTGAGACATGGGCAGCTTCACCGGCAGAGATAGAGGCAGCATTCACGGCCCATATCGATCGGCTGATGAAGCTGACGCCCAGTCTGTCCAATGACGACGCTGACGATCAGCCCAAGACCAGCACCGCTTACACACCGGAACAGCTTCGCCAGATCGAGGAACAGGGTTTCGATCCTGCCTATGACCGGGCCGGGTTACAGCGCCTCAAGAGTCTCTAATGCCACGTCCGCCAAGATTATGCTCATGCGGTGCCATCGTGCCCGGTGATCAGATTTGTGCCTGTCAGGTCGAAAAGACCCGCGAACGCAAACGCCGCCACGATCAGCGCAGACCGTCATCCCGGCAGCGTGGCTATACGCGCGAATGGGAAAAGGCCCGTGCCGACTACCTGCGCTATCACCCGGTATGCCGGATGTGCGGCGATACAGCGACCGTTGTAGATCACATCACACCGCATAAGGGCGACAAGGCGCTATTCTGGAATCACAGCAACTGGCAGCCGTTGTGCAAGCCTTGTCACGACCGCCACAAGCAAAGGCAGGAGCGCATCAAAACACTTCTTGCCCGGCAAAGTTAGGCACGATAGAGATAGTGGGAGCTATAGGAGGGCAATAAATAATGGGAAGCAATTATTTCTTCCACTCCCTTGATGTGAAGAATTTCAGAATTTTTAAGAGCCTTGAAATTAATGAACTAAAAGGCATAAACATATTTAGTGGAATTAATGGCAGCGGAAAATCAGCCATTTTAGAAACGCTATTCTTGTCTATTGATTTGGCGAATCCAATTTGCCTGATACGACCTTTTAATTGGCGCGGCATACCATTAAGTGGTGATGATCTTAAAATTCTACTTCCAAACATTCATGACGAAGCGCAGATTCGAGTCGAAACCAAACATGGCCCATTAGAAATCATCATGAATTATGGGAAGCCGGATGATGATCTAAAGGTATCGATCTCAACAAATGTCAGTAATGAAGCCAAGGCGGCACTTAATCAACTAAACGCTCAAGCAGTTGATGGGATTAACTTATCTGCGAAATATGGAGAGAACTCAACTGGGAAGTTACATATGTTCTCCACGCAGGCAGGAGAAAATATAAACACCACATCGGCAAACTATGGAACCGCTTTTACCTCAACAGGCGTTTACCTTTCTCAATTCGCTCCTAGCCATCCGCGCGAGATATCAGACCGTTTTAGTAAGCTCGTGAAGATGGGGAAGAAAGATAAATTCATAGAATATCTAAGAATATTAAACCCAAATATTTCTGATATTATTGTCCTGCAAGATGCAAATAATGCTCAATTATATGTTTCCACCTTGGGAGAGATGTTTACCCCTCTCGCCTTGATGGGAGGAGGTTTGCGCGCATTAGCGGAAATTGTTTCATCAGTCATGATTTCCCATGGTGGAGTCGTGTTCATTGATGAATTGGATTCAGCATTACACTTTTCCATTATACCTAAACTTTGGGAAATATTGGCGGAGATCTCGTTAACAGAAGAAGTTCAGTTATTTGCGATCACACATAGTCGTGAATCTATTAGAGCGACAGCAACTGGAGTGGACAATGCTAAACGCAGCTCTGATTATCAGTATATCAGAGTTGATGAATTTGATGAATTTCATAAATGTGTGACTTACAGCACCGACGAAGTCCATAGTGCGCTGGATCTAAATGTGGAGATTCGGTGATGAAAGGAAAATATTTCGACTCAAAGAAACCCGAATATAACTATGCTATTCTTATATTGGTTGAGGGGCAGGATGACGCGATATTTCTTGATCGCGTGTTAGAGCAGCTGGAAGTCGAGCAGAATATATGCCGTGTGATCGTTTGCGGTGGGAAAAGCTCCGTTTGGACGCATCTATCGTTAGTTATAAAGTCTGCTCATTTCAGTTCAACGGTGAAATCACTCGCTGTTATCGTTGATGCAGACAATAATGCAGACTCTTGCCGTGACGAGGCAATCAGAAACTTTGAGAAAAATGGACTCCCTAGAGTATTAGCGGGAGATACCGAAATTGCGAACGGAAAGAAATTCAGTTTTTACTCCTTCCCAAGACCTAAAGAAGCGGGAAGTTTGGAGGACTTAGCATTAGAGATATCTCCGGAAAGTGAAGTGTTATCTGAGGCTCAAAAATTTATTGAATTGGCAAACTCTGATGGCGAGTTAAACAAGCTAAGCAAAAGGACAGTCCAAGCCTATTTGGCGGGTGCTTCAGCCAATTTACGACCTACCGTGGGATGGGCATTTTACGACAATATCATTCCGTTTCAATTAGATTCTATTCCAGAGTTTTCTAGATTTGTTCGTAACGTTGTCGAACTAGAATGGGAGGAAAAGCAAACCCCGGGATAGTCTGGGATTTTGCTCTCTATCACAGAACCGGCGATGTGAGGCGCACACAAGATACGGTCGAAATAGATTTTTCTGATCGTTGCGGTTGCAACGATTGGATGTTATATTCAAGCCTATCTATGTTTGTTGCGAGTTTCCTTGTATGCCTGCCCTGTCCCTCGACCTGATCCGGTCGCATCTGAATCTTGACCATAGCGACGACGACCGGCTTTTGACCCATTACAGCAACGTAGCCGCTGCATGGGTTGCGGCTTATACCGGCGCGACCTTTGACGAAACCAACGCCCTGATGATTCAAGCGGCACTGCTGCTGATCGCCCATCAGTATGAGAACCGCGAGGGCGTCACCTTCGCCAATCCGTATTCGCTGCCCTATGGCGTGACCGACCTGCTGTCGCCGCTGAAAGACCGCATCACCGGTCATGTCGCGGAGGCAAGCTGATGGCACAGCGTCGTCAATACGTCATCGGTGCCGATGATATCGCCCGGAAATTCGAACGCGCCAAGATCGCGGCTGCCGAGAAGCTGCGCCCTGCACTGGTCAAGTCCGGCGAGGAACTTGCCGCCGACATGCGCCAGCTTGCTGAATCGTCCCGGCGCAGTGGCGACCTGATCGAGTCCATCCATGTCACCGGCCCCGGTGAGACGACGCCCGCACATTCTGCCGATGGCGGTCAGCGTAAGGCTGGCGAATACGAGGTGCTCGTTACGTCCGGTGACAGCGACACCCGCCACAGTCATCTGGTCGAGGGCGGCACCGATGAGCGCCAGCACAAGGACGGCACGCCGACCGGCAGGATGCCCGCGAAGCCGTTTTTCAATCCGGCCTATCGATTGAACCGCACCCGGATCAGGCGGCGGTTGCAGCGGATCACCGCACCGCCGGTGACGTGACTGATGCCGCCATCAAGAGGCTGGCCAATATTGGCATCGCGCCGGAATCCATCCGTGGAAAAATCGGATGAACCTGTCGGGCACCATCTTTACGTAAGCGCTTACTTACGTAAAATCGTTTATATTCCTATGGTTAGATAGAAAATCCCTGTTGCGCACCCGAATCACCCGCGTATAGAATCTGTGTGTCGAGGCATGAAGCTTCGAACCCAGATACAAGGATACGAACGATGAAAACGAATATCGGCAAAGTCATGATCGAGCACCCGGATGCCGGGTTTGACGCGATGTTTGTCGTCAATGACGACCTGACCGTGGATCAGATGCTGGAACAGGCACGCGCGGCCTTTGAAGTCGCGCTTGGCGACTATGAGCGCGTCTTGCGGCAGGTCTACGAGGTCGAGGAAGCGGCGTAACCAGAAACCCGGTTGGCAATAATCCGCCGATGCATTTATAGAGTTGCTGTCCAGATCGTCACCCGGTTTGGGCAGGACCAAGAAACGAGGGAACCATATGAAAATCAACTTCGATAATCTTGAAAATCTTATCGGAAAGATTCTTGAAGCCCATAAATCAGGCGAGGTGTCGCAGGACAAAGCAACTCATACTATTTGCCATCTGATCGCCGCGGCAAATCTAAGGAATGAGCAAGAATTCAAGTCATGGACTGACGATCCAGCAACATTTGAACGCTGGCTTAAAATGACTAAAGAGTCATATAGCTATCGCAATCCATGAAACGATTATCAAAGATCAGGGTATAACCATAGCATACTGTCCGACACACTCGGCGGTCGCCAAACCGCCAAACGTGTTGGGATAAAACGGTCAGTGCCTAGTTCATATCGCCGAAAACACCGTCACGGCACGGCCTCTATTTTTCTCTGGGGTGCGGCGCCGCAATTTCTCTGGCTAATGAAGGCTCCGGTGCTGACGCATCGGGGCTTTCTTTATTTCCGAATGAACACTTCCGTTCCCGCTTGTGCGCGCCTCGTTACCGCTTAGAGTAAGCTAGGGACAGCCCAAGATATTATGGTGAAGGAATGGTTACCGAAACTCAGCGCCAGAAGCGCAACCCAGTATGGACACGCGATGAATTACTTCTCGCCCTGGACTACTATTTCCGTCACCCTCGTGAAAATCCTGATCCAAGCAAACCGTCTGTCCAGGAACTTACCGGGCAAATTGGACGAGTTGCGAAGGCGCTCGGGATAACCGGAAGCGATACATTGCGTAATGCTAACGGCGTTTCGATGAAACTACTAAACTTCAGACGACATGATTCATACTATCAGTCGAAACACCAGGTTGGGCTTCAGCGAGGAAATAGACTGGAAGCTGAAGTCTGGAAGGAGTTTGAGAACAGGCAACACGATTTGCGGCGTATTGTAGCGAATATCGTTCGCGCCGCAGCTTCAGAAGAAATACCTTCGCCTGGTGAAGATGACTTCGAGGCTCCCGAAGGCCGCCTATTAGTCCGTATCCATAGAAGTCGTGAACGGAACCGCAGGCTAATCGAAAGGAAGAAGGCCAGCGCCCTTAATAAGGACGGCTGCCTTGTCTGCGAGGTCTGCGGTTTCAACTTTGAGGCGGTCTATGGCGAACGCGGACGCGGATTTATCGAGTGCCACCACACCCTACCCGTATCGCTGCTTGAATGTGGTGCAACTACCAAGCTCCGCGACCTAGCACTGGTCTGTGCCAATTGTCATCGAATGATTCATGCGTCTCGCCCGTGGTGGACCCTGGAGCAGGCACGTGCAGCCCTAGGTCACGCATGA